TTATCTAATGATATAAGAATATCAGTAAGTTTTAATTTTATACAACATGGCTTTCAATAAATATCAAGTAATCAAAGGTGCGCTCAACTACGAGTTAGCTAATTTTATATTTAATTATTTTTTACTTAAACGTGATGCTGTTCAATGGATGTATCAAAACAATGTAACTTACGATACAGGGCTGCACGGAACATGGACAGATCAACAAGTTCCAAATACATACTCTCATTATGCAGATCATGTGATGGAAACATTGTTAGTCAAAATGCTACCAGTCATGGCTAAAGAAACAGGTCTTAATCTAGTGCCTACATATTCGTACGCTAGAATATATAAGAAAGGCGATATATTAAGACGTCATAAAGATAGACCTTCTTGTGAGATATCTACCACGTTGAACCTAGGTGGAGATCCATGGCCTATATTTATCGATGGTACAGGGGCTGACAGCGTCATAGACGAGTATAAACAGATACATAAGCCCAATGC